GCCAGGTCCGACAAATAGCCGATCGGCACCTGGATACGGCGACCGTCCAAGGTCACGTACTGCAGTGGCCGGACCACCTGCCACCGCGTGTGGCCCGGTCGGTGACGCAGCTCAAGGTCACTTTCAAAGGGCATCGGCGGCGCACTCCACCCGGATTTTGTTCGGCGCCGTGTCGGCGGCGATCTGCTGACGCAGCACGGCCCGGGCTGGCATCGGTGCCTTGCAGTAGGTGCCCACCAGCGTGGCAGCGCTCTGCGCAACGACACGGTGGGCATCCGTGAAGGCGCACCCCACCAGGGCGACACCGACGAACAGAACAGCGATAAACAGGCGATTCATCAGTAGCTCCAGATCATTGGGCTGGGCAGACGGCCGCCCGCCGGCGCTGTGCCCAGGTGAAGAAAACGGGCGTTGCCACGCTGGCTGACGCCGATGCGGGTGAACCCCAGGTTCAAGGCTCGCTGCAGCAGCTCCAGGGCCTCGGCACCACGGATCCGCACGTCAACGGCTTGCCCCAGGCTGTGTTCACCTGGTTCGGCCTTCTTCGCCTCCTCCGGATGCCGGCGGCAGCGGAAAGCGCTGCTCAAGGCCATAGGCTTGTTGAACTGCTCGCGCAGCTGCTGCAGGCGATCCATGAACGCGGGATCCATCTCGCTGCCGTCGCTGTTGCATTTGCCGCACTTGCAGCGCAGCTCGGCGGCGGAAAAGTTCTTCCAGGTGCGAACGGTCATCGGCGTTGTCCTTGCTCGAAAAGGGATTGGCACGGGGTGCAGCGGATCATCCCGCCCAGTGCTTGGCGCATCTCCGGAATCGGCTTGTCGCACTCCAGGCAGTGGGTTCGGCTTGGCCCGGTCGGACGCGGCGCAGCGAGCTGGGCAGCAATCGCCTGGTCACGCTGACGTTGCTCCAGGGCCTGGGCGCGGTCGAACGGACAAACCATCAGCTCAGGCCCTCGATCTCGGCAGCGTCGAGATACGGCACGCCGTTGATGCGGATAAAGTCCGGGCTGGTGACTTCGAACGGCACCTTGTGCTTGCTCTTCTCGCCGCCCTTGGGATCGATGCTCAGCAGGCTGGACACCTTCAACTTGCAACCGAAGGCCTCGATACGCAGTTCCTCTTCACCAGCTTTGGCGAAGAACACAGCGTCGAATGGCTCCAGCTTGCGAAAGCTGCCGGCGTTACGAGCCGCTTCGATCAGCAGGTTGAAGTTCGTGGTGTCCAACTCAAAGTCGCCGCTGGCCGAGACATCGCCGTCGACGTGGCCATTGGGCACGCCTCGGGTCTTGGCCACCGCCGAGTTGTCAGTTACATCCAGGGTGCAGCTTTCAACGTGTACAGCCAGGTCGCCCAGGTTCACGTCGAAGTTCTTGCCGCCAATACGGGACATGCGGGGTTACTCCTAAGCGTCGGTGGAAAGATCCAGGGCGATGTTCGCCGTGAGGTCTTTCGGGCAGTTGAGGGGCCGGAGCTTGATGTAGGCCTCTACGGCGGTTTTGCTCTTCCAAACCAGCACGATGTCGCCGTCCTTCGGCGACTCGATCTCACCCGGGAATACCTCGCCGGCGAACTTCACCGACTTGGCCATACGGCGCAGGGGGGCCATCAGCGCGTTGATGTTCACGGCCATGCTGTTGGGGGTGTTGTTCAGGCGCCGATCGGCGACACGGCGGATCAGCAGCGGGCGAATCAGGCGCGAGGCCTTGTCCGCCAGGCGCAGGTATTCAATGACCAGGTAATCGCTGCCCGGGGTGTCCAGCATGTTGCCGTCCCCCCAGTAAACGCCCGGGTAGTCGGCATAGGTCTGCGAGACGGAAAAGCGGGCCTTGTCCAACTCGGCGCGGATCGAGGACGGCAGCGGGATGCCCTCCTTGTCCACCGGCACCGGCCCCAGCCCGAGTACCGCACCGGAGGCTACGCGCATGGGGCTATCAGCCACGCTGACGGCAGCATTGGCCAGCCGGCCAGCCAGGACGCCCAGGTCATTGCCGTGCAGTTGTGGCACCACCAGCACGCGCGGGGCAGCAAGGTCGGCGGTGATCGACTTCTGATCCACCAGGTACTCCGCCCAGGTCTGCAGCGGTGTCGGGCTGGCTGTCGCGGCCATGACGAATACGCGGCGGCCGTAGACGTTGTTCAGTTCAATCGCGGCGTCATGCATGGCCGACAGTTCGTCAGCCTTGAGCACGGGCTTGGTGATCACCACGGCCTCGACAGAGAAACCCTGCTGCTGGGAGGTTTCCAACGCCGTGCGCCAGTCACCTTCGGCACCGATCGGCGCTGCCAAAGCGGCCCAGCGGTCACCGCCGTTGAGGCGAGCGGCGGTGATCTGGGTTTTCAGATCACTGGCCGGGATGCCCAATTGCGCCTCCAGGTCGCTGTCGGTGTTGAGGGGAATCAATTTGCCGGTGTTCTTCGGACCGGGGCCGATGAATAGGAAATAGCGCTCGATCTCGGTCACGGCGCCCTGGCCGAGGTTGAGATTGTTAACGCTGACTTTGCCAAGTGCCATGCAGTGCCTCGTTAGCGGGGTGAATTAAGGATTTGTTGCAGCACCTGGCTCACCAGTGCAGTGGTGTCACGGTCGCTGCTGACACCGATGAACTGGCGTTTGGGCAAGGTGATATCCCAGCTCTGTGCGCCGGTGGTTTCGGTCTTTTCGTCTTGCAGAATGCGGATCAACAGGCCGGCCTTGGCGTAGTTGACGTGTTCCTTGATCCAGGCCACAGCCGGCCGGGCCAGGGTCTTACGGCCTTTCTGGCGGACCTTGAATCCCAGGCGGCGCAGGCGCTTGGCCTGCTTGTCCGTGGCCGCCAATCCTTGGGGAACGCGGTTCCAGCGGCGCATCTGCGCGGCCGTGCGGCGCTCGCTCACACCGTTGTGCTGCTGGGCAGCCACCCACCGGGTCAGCGCGTTGCGCCAGCCCAGTTCGGCTTCATCAGCACTGACGCGGGTGACCTCCATCAGCTTGGCCAGGCCGGCTTCCATCCGTTTTTTGCCCTTGGCCTCGGTCTTGCGTGGAGCAAACGGCGAGCCGTCCAGATTCTGCTGGTCACGCACTCGCTTACGGCTCATGGTCCGCACTCGCTTGGAGACGTTGTTCAACAGCCGCCGGCGCAACTGCGGGGGCAAACTCAGCAACGCCAGTTGCTCACGCACTCCCAGATAGCCCCGGGCATCCAGCTCCAGGGTGCTACGCGCCATGGCCGGCCACCTCACCGTGCTCGGCGATCCAGAGGTCGAACGGCACGAAGGCCCAGGTCTTGCCAAAGGCGGGGATCTCGCCGGCGGGATCCTCGGCCAGGTATTGGGGCTCGACGAACTCCAGGGTCAGTTCCACTTCGAACAAATCGTTGTCATCGGGCTCTACCCGAAAGTTGGGCAACGGCAGGTCGTGGCGGTGACGGTCGGGGTCGTGGTTCTCCAGCCAACTGCCCACCAGGGCCATCAGGCGTGCCGGGTGATCGGTGAACCGCTCCATCACCAGGACAGCCTGATAGCGCATGTCGCCCAGGTGCATGCCCTGGATGTCCGGCTTCCAGATCAGGTCCAGGCTGACCTGTTCGGTCCAGCTGTCCAGCTGCTCCGGCGGCACCAGATTGCGGTCCAGGAGGAAAGAGGTCAGTGCGCGCAGCTTGATCATTGCAACGCCGCCGTCATGCGGCCACGCCCCTGCAGCGAGCGCACGGCCTGCTGGCTGAAAGCCAGGAAGGTTTCGGCGCGCTCAGGCAGCTCCTTGCCCGTGTTTTCGGCGCTTTCGCGGCGGGTAACGGTGGCGAACTGGGTCAACAGGCTGGCCTTCGTTCGGCAGTACACAGCGCGCTTGTAGGTGGCGGCCTTGAACGTGCGCTCTGGCAAGAGGCGCGAGTCCGCGGACTCCACGCTGTTGATGCCGGCGGCCTGCCAGCGGGCTTTGCACCTGGCCAGGTCGGCGTTGACTTCGATCATGGCCGTGGTCATATCAGCGCCCAGCAAGTCCACCAGGTACTCCGCCGGCAGGCGGTAGCTCTTCTGGAACTCAGACACCGAGAGGTTCGGCCAAAAGCCGTCGTTCTCGATCTGCTGTTCCACAAAGGTGGTGGGTTTGCCTGAAAAGCTCATCGCTGGGCGCTCGTATAGGGCGGGGAGACTGTTTTTCGTGGGGCGGGCCATAAATGGTCGACACACATCCACAGTTCCCCGCTGGGGGGGGTAGTCGGTTATTGGGGAGGCCGTTGGGCCTGTTGTTTTTTCAGCGCCTTGCGGCAGTTGTCGAGGCGAGTCCCTACGCCAACGGCGGAATACAGCTCGGTGGCCCGTTCGAAATGCCCGATTGCAATCGGCCAGTCCTGGCACTCCATGGCGCGGATGCCGAGCAACTTGTGGTACTTCGCCGGGATCTGCTCAGTCAGTTGCCATTCGCCATCTACACGCGGCAGCAGGTTCGAAACGTAGGGTTCAGGACTGCGCCTGGCGTCCTGCTCGGCGTTGGCCCACTCGATCACCGCGTCAGCGACAAAGGTCGGAATGTCGCGCTTGAAGCGCTCGGGCATGACCTGGCCTTGTTCCATGGCAAAGTCGGCCAGCTCCAGGCCGTCTTCAAACTGGGCGGTGTCGAACAGCCAGACCATCACCTGCACCAGGACGCGGTTCGGGAAGTTCAAGCCCGACTCGCAATAGCGCTGTACGTAGTCCTGGTACTTGGGCAGCAGCTCGTCCCGTTTGAGCAATTGGCGCCCTGCCAAACCATTGATTGCGCTCAAGCGCTCCAGATCCTGGTCAAGGGCCGCTTCTTGCAGCATCAGGTGTTTGCGCGCATTGGCCGGACTGCTCAGGGCATCCGCCGGGGAATACGCCAGGGTGGCAGCGCCGGCGAGTGCCGCTACTGCAGCGCCGCCCAGGGCCAAGATGCGGCGCTTGTGCGCCAAGGCCAGGCTCACGCTACCAGCTCCACGTTTTCGGTCAGGGCGAACTTTTCCAGCTGCTCGATCACGTAGCCCTCATTGCGGCTGTTGTAGTCCTCGACGCGGGAGCGCTTCGGGTTCTCGATCGTTTGCCGACGCCAGCTGGTGTCCTGGAAGTAGATCGACAGGTTGTCCCAACTGGTGACCAACACGGCATTGACTGGGAAGTTCGGCACGCTGAAGGCCGGCAAGCCGCCATAAGTGGCGATTACCTGGGCGTCCTCAATCCGCTCCTTCTCGGTCGGTTTGTCGCCCTGTTTGGTGTACAACTTGGCCTTGTCTGCAGCCAACAGGTCGCTGCCGATGATCGCCACCAGGTCGCCGTCTTCGCGAAGGACTTCATCGACCATCTGCTTGGTGTCATGCACCAGGGCGTCGAGGTTCACGTAGTCGCCGCCGTCGCCCATCAGGACCTTGCCGGCGGTTTTGCCTTCCTTGAGCAC